GCGCGTTGCTCTGCGACGGTGACGGCTCGTGGCTGGCGAAGGACCGCTCGGGCAAGCTCGACCAATGGGAAGCGCCCGACCTCGGCGAGATCATCAAGAAGATCGGAGGCGCGTGATGGGCATGTTCGATAACTACAGCGTCGACGACCTCGCCGCCGACTGGCTCGAGGCGAAGCAGACGGAGCGCGCGGCGGTGGAGCATCGGCGCGACATCGAGGACGAGCTGATCCGCCGCCTTGAGATCGCGTCCGACCTCGACGGCACCGAGCGTCGAGATCTCGAGCGCCACGCTCTCAAAATCGTCGGACGAATCGATCGCAAGGTTGACGCCGACATGGCGCAGGAGCTGGCGGCGGAGCACGGCATCGGGGAGTACCTCTCGACGCTCTTCCGCTGGAAGCCCGAGATCATCCTGCGCGCTTGGAGCGCAGCACCAGAGAACGTAACCAACGCGCTTGCACGCGCAATTACCGCGAAGCCGGGACGCCCGAGCTTCAGTATCGAGGAGAAGTGAAATGGCAAGACTAGACATCGGATTTACCGCAGACGAACTGCCGGAAAGCCGTGGTGATTATGAACCGCTGCCCGAGGGTTGGTACTCCGCCGAGATCGGCGACGCTGAGATCCGCGTCACGAAAGACGGCACCGGGCAATACATTCGCTGCCGCTACAACATCACGGGACCGACGAAGGCGGGTCGCGTCGTGTTCGGCAACCTCAATATCATGAACAAAAGCCAGAAGGCGGAGGAGATCGGCCGCCAGCAACTGGGCGAACTGATGCGCTCGGTCGGCATCGGACGCATCGAGGATACGGACCAGCTCATCGGCTGCCCGCTCCAGATCAAGCTGTCCATACGCCCCGCGGAGAACGGCTACGCCGCGCAGAACGAGGTCCGCGGGTTCCGTGCGCCCGAGGGTTCAGCGCCTGCTAAGGCGGCCCCTGCGGCGTCCTCAGCCAAAGCCGCTCCGCCCTGGGCAAAGAAGTAAACGACAGCCCGCGCCGTGCGCGTGGGCTCTCCACTGGAGAGAACAATGGCTAAGATCCCACCGCCTCAGAACACGATCGCCGCGCTGATTGATGCCGCGCACGAGAAGCTGCGCGAGGATAACGACGAGCCCCGCGAGCACCTCGGCTGCTCGGTAGCGGGCCATCCCTGCGACCGCTGGCTGTGGCTGTCCTTCCGATGGGCGGTGCGGCAGAAGATCCCCGGGCGGACCCTGCGCATCTTCCGACGCGGGCAAGATGAGGAAGTGACCTTCGTGCGCGACCTGCGCATGATCGGCGTTGACATCCACGAGACGGGCATCCGCCAGCGCCGCATCAGCTTCGGCTGGCACACGGGCGGCAGCATCGACGGGATCATCGAAAGCGGCGTGCCAGGCGCAGAGAACACGCGCCATATCGCCGAGTTCAAAACGATGAACACGAAGAACTTCGCCAAGCTCGAGCGTGAAGGCGTCGAAAAAGCGCAGCCCACCCACTTCGTCCAGATGCAGCTCTACATGATGGCGACGGGCATCAACCGCGCGCTCTATGTGGTCGTGAACAAGGACGACGACAGTCTCTACAGCGAGCGCGTGCGCTTTGACGCAACGGTGGCGGAGAAGTACCGCGACCGCATGATCCGCATCGCCCAGACGGAGCGGATGCCGCCGCCCGTTAGCACCGATCCGAGTTGGTTCCAGTGTAAGTTCTGCCCGGCTTACGAGTTCTGCCACGACTACCAACTCACGAAGCAGACGAACTGCCGCACCTGCGCCCACGCCACGCCGCGGGAGAGTGATTGGCATTGCGCCCGCTGGGATGATGCCATACCCGTCGAGGCGCAGCGCACCGGTTGCAGCTCGCATGTCCTGCATCCAGACCTGGTGCCGTGGAAGATGAAGGAAGCCGACAGCGAATGGGAGGCGATTTACCTCATCGACGGCACCGAAGTGCGCAACGGCGAGAACGGCTACAGCAGCGCCGAGATCATCGCGAATCCGCTGCTTTGCTCGACGAATGATCCTCTCGTTGATGGTCTGCGCCAGGAGTTCGGCGGGGAGGTTGTGGGGTGAATCTCAGACCTTACCAACGCTCCGCTATCGAGATGCTCTACGCTTGGTTCGAGCGTCACGAGACAGGCCACCCCTGCGTCGTGATGCCAACCGGATCGGGCAAGAGCGTGGTGATTGCCGAGCTTTGCCGCGATGCGCTCCAGAAATGGCCCGAGACGCGCGTATTGATGCTCACGCATCAGAAGGAGCTGATCGAGCAGAACGCGGAAAAGCTGCGCGCGCTCTGGCCGGATGCGCCGCTCGGCATCTACAGCGCCAGCATCGGGCGGCGGCAGCTCGATCAGATCACGTTTGCGGGTATTCAATCGGTGCGCAGCCGGGCGAAGGACATCGGGCACGTCGACCTCGCCATCATCGACGAGTGCCACCTTGTGTCGCACGCCAATGTGGGAAGTTATCGGCGCCTGCTTGATGACCTGCTCGCCATCAACCCCGCCCTGCGCGTGATCGGCCTTACCGCCACGCCGTACCGCCTCGGGCATGGCTTGATTACAGACGCGCCCGCCCTCTTCGACGACCTTATCGAACCGACGGACGTGCGCGAGCTGATAAAGGCGGGCCACCTCGCGCCGCTGAAGTCGAAGCACACGGAGCTGACGTACGACACCGCCGGCATCCACAAGCGCGGCGGCGACTTCATCGAGTCGGAGCTGTCGGAGCGCGTGAATACGACGGCGCAGAATGTCAGCGTCGTCGAAGAGATCATCCTCCGCGGGCGTGAGCGTAAGACGTGGCTCATCTTCTGCGCGGGCGTCGATCACGCTTACGCTGTATCCGAACAGATACGGGCGTGCGGTATCAATTGCGATACAGTCACCGGCGAGACATCAAAGGCGGACCGCGAGCGAATGCTCGAGGAGTTCAAGGCGGGGCGCCTGCGAGCGCTCACCAACGCGAACTGTCTCACGACAGGCGTTGACGTGCCCGGCATTGATCTTGTCGCCATGCTGCGCCCGACCGCCTCGCCTGGTCTCTACGTGCAGATGGCGGGTCGAGGGTTGCGTATTGCGCCAGGCAAGACGGATTGCCTCATTCTCGACTTCGCCGGCGTCGTTGCCATGCACGGCCCGCTGACAGACGTGCAGATGCCGCAGCCTGGCAAGCCGACGGGTGAGGCGCCGGTGAAGGCGTGCCCCGAATGCGCAGAGCTGATCCATCTGTCTTACACCGCCTGCCCTGAGTGCGGCTACGAGTTTCCCGAGCGAGACCGCACGCGCTGGCTCAAGCTGCACGCCGACGATATCCTCGGCACGTCCGAGCGTCGCATGGACGTTGCGCGCTGGATCTGGCGCCGTCACGTCTCGAGGGCGTCGGGTTCCGAGATGCTGCGCGTCACCTACTATGCGCGCGCGATCTCTGACGAGCCGTTGACGGAGTATTACCCCGTCATGCACGACGGATATGCCGGGCGCAGGGCGCGGGGAGAGCTGGCGCATATTCTATGGTATTCAGCCGGAGAATGGATTCGTGATAACTCGTTAGACCTTGACGTTATCAGCCGCGCGCTGAATGATGCGCGACCGCCGAGGCGTCTGTTCTACAAGCGCGACGGCAAATTCAATCGAGTCCACCGGAGAGAATGGTGAAGTTTGACGTACTCCACGACCTGGTTGTTGACTGGGCGGCCCAACGCCGCATCATTCCGAACTCGACGCCGCTGGCGCAGGCGAGCAAGACGATCGAAGAGGTCGCCGAGCTGGTATCGGCGATTAACCGTCAGAGCCGCGCCGAGATGGCTGACGCTTACGGCGACATCCTCGTGACGCTTATCATTGGCTCGAAGTGCGCGGGGTTCGATTTGCTGGAGTGCCTGAGCAATGCTTACGACGAAATCAAGGATCGTACGGGCCACCTTCGACCTGACGGAGTGTTCGTCAAAGATGCGCCATAAGGAACCCGAGTTCGTCGCGCGATACCGTGACCGCCCAAAACCGCCAAAGTGCTGCCATACTTGCGATAACTATCTCGAGTCCGGCACATGCGCAGAGTTCGATTCAAAACCGCCAGAGGATTTCGCAGCGACGGTGGGCGCGTGTCCCGCGTGGCGTCAGCAGATCCCGTTCTGAA